TATCTGCTCAGAGATGCAATTTGTCCTGTTTCCCTGAGCTACCACGATAGTGGGTTTGGTTGTGTAAGGGTAGCCTGCCTCCAATGTTGTGTAATTGTGCTGTCCCACCGCTTTTTTGCTCAGTTTTTTCTGTCCCACCTGTCCCACGCATTGTTCCCACCAATCTGTCCCACGTCCTTTTCCGAACTGGGCGAACAGGACGGAATTAGACGTACTGAACGGACGATTTTTGCGGACTGTGCGAGACAAACGGACGAGAAAAACTTATAAAGCGATGGCCAAGGTGCCTCATAACCCGGAGGTCGCAGGTTCAAGTCCTGCCGCCGCAACCATAAAAACAGCCGATTTTGATAAGAAGTCGGCTGTTTTACTAACTTTTTAGGCATTATTTATTTTGAAGGCTTTCGGAAAATTCAACTTTAATTCAACTCGCTCTGAAATTCAAGCTTTTTTGAGAAACACGTCCGCTAGTATATCGGCATTCCTCTTGTCAGCTTCTTCCATGACATGAGCGTAAATATTCGCCGTGGTGCTGACTTGAGCATGGCCCAGCCGCTTTGAGATGGACACGCTGTCCACACCGTTGAAGTACAGCATAGAAGCCATTGTATGACGAAATGCGTGCGGGTTGATATGAGGCAGGCCGTGACGCTTGCTGAACTTCTTGAGCCAGTCCGTCACGCTGTCCGGGTGCATCGGGGCCCCGTTGTCCTGCGAGAACACAAAGCCCTGATACTGGTAATACTCTCCCAGGCGTAACCTTTCCTCGTTCTGCCACGCTCGATACTGCCGCAGGAGCTGCATCGTTTCGGCGGGTAGGGTGATAAATCTGTCAGAGGTAGACGTTTTGGGCGTGTCCTCGTAAATGCCACGATCAACAGAGTACAAGACGTTATTGCAGATATGGACCCTGTTCCCCTCAAAGTCCACCTTGTCCCATTTCAGGCCCAGCACTTCCCCACGCCGTGCGCCGGTGATCAGCAGCATGTGGACCAAAGTTTTCCATTTGAGCGGTTCCAGCTCCAACGCCGCTCTGATTGCAGCTACTTCTTCCGGTTGAAAGTAATTCACGTCTTTTTTCTGGACCTTTGGTAGCATAGCCTTGCTTGCTACGTTAAAAGGGACCAATCCTTCCTTTGCCGCCTGGTCAAGTACGGTGGAGATCAGCCGGTGATGTTCTACCACCGTTTTTGCCGACAGGGTGCGGCTCTTTTCCTGCGTGGAAAATATTCGCTCCAGCTTCATGCCCATAGCCGCCGAGATCGCCCTTGCCGCCTCTAGGCTGACCGGATCCCCCTTGACTGCGGCATACACGCTGCGGATAGGGATGCCAGTTTCGGCGGCTATGCTGGCGCGGGTGAGAGACTTCTTTTTCAGCAGTTCGGCAAGGTCCGTCTTTGCGGTAGCGGTGGTGCTCCCCTTCCCAGCCCCCTTTTTACCCAAGTCGGTATAAAGCGTGTTTAGGTGATCGGTCCGAAGGTCCTTCAGCTTAATATGTCCGATGGCGGGATAAATCCGGGTAGTAAGTTCCCGGTATCGGACAATGGTAGAATGCTTTATCCCTCTGGCCTCTTTCAACTCCAACACATAATCACAGTAGTTCTGGAATGTTCGGCGGCTGTCGGTGGTGAGGCCCTCCCTGCATTCTTTCTCAAAGGTCGCGGCGAAAGCCTCGGCCTTTTTTCGTGCGCTCTTTTCGGTCCAGGTGGAGGATACTTCAAAGGTAGCTGTCCAGGGCTTGAGTTGCTTGCCGTCCGGCCCCCGGCCCCGGTGGACACGGATAGAGTAGCTTATCAGCTTGCCGGACTTGTCCCGGCGCTCTTGAATGTTTGCCATAGTTGATTTTTCCTCCAATCTCTGATATGATAGGAGGGCAGTCGGGCCCGTGAAAGTCTACTGCCCTATAGCCGTCCCTGGTGTTAGCAGCACCGGGGGCGGCTTTTAGCATTGTAATTTTTGTTCTGAATCATCGCCCGTATAGTAACGCTTTCTCAAATATTTCAGTGAATTTGAGACTTCCTGCAATAGATTGGTCTCTAATGCACTGTTCATTCTTTCAAGGAGTTCGTCATCTGGTAGATTGGCTTTCGTCAAAAGATGTTCCGATATATCGTTGATCTCAAGCGGCTGAAACCTTAGATACTCTGCAATATCAACGAGCGCATACCCGTTTGTGTCCAAATTACCATCATTAAATTTTAACGCTACCCCCTCAAGCAAAGCGTTCAATACATACAAAATTTCCGGATCACCACCAAGATTGTCCGGGCCTACCATTCCCAGCAGTGTTTGGGCGGCTAACTCAGATAAGGGGAGTAAATCACAAATTTTTCTTATGTCTTTATCCGTAGATTTCAGGTCAGAAAGGCCTAAAATCCAGTCAGCAGACACGTCAAAATAATTTGCCAAGTCAAATATTGCTTTAGCATCTGGAAGTGTATCTCCCGTTTCCCACAGCCCAACAGTAGATTTTGATACTCCCAGTTCTTTTGAAAGAACATCCTGAGATACACCCTTTTCCTTCCGTAGCTTCCGTAGCTGGGAAGGAAAGTAGGAGTTTCTATTTGCTTCCGACGAAAATTGAACACCTAATCGCTCTGCCTCCCTTCGCGTGATCGGAAAATACATCTGTTCCATTTTAAACCCCCTCCTATAGCATGAAATACTTGTTGTAGAAGAAAAGTTGGACTGATCTTCTTGAAATAGTGATTTTCTTGTTATATAATACAGTATAGCAAGAAAATCATACAACGTCAATGGTTTTCTTGAAATATCGTGAGAACGGAGTGAGTACACCAATGACAACATTCAAAACCATTCGCCAGACTGCTGCGATGGGCCTCATGACTGAGCATTATTTGAGGCTGCTGGTAGCACAGGGAAAATGCCCTGGAATTCGCTCAGGCAACAGATTTCTAATCAACGTGGAAGCTCTGGCAGAGCAGCTCGACGAAGAAAGCCGCCGAGGATGCAAAGAAAGCGCGGTGGCGAACGTATGACTGCAAAAGAAAATGCCCGCCCCACTGTTGGCGCAGTAGGACGGGCGGTGGAAACGGGGGCAGATTCCAGGCAGACCACCACTTCCACCAGAAATGATACCACACCAGCCGCCGAGAATCAAACCTTTCATGTCATTGAGAAGGCGGTGATCGATTGACCACGGACAGCGAGAACATTTCCTATCTGCTGGAGCACGGCATGAGCACGGAGGATATCCAAAAGCTCATGAAGAAGGACATATCCATTGAGGAAATGCGGACCGTCGTGGAAAGCCGGTTATTGCGTGACCTTCCGCCGACGACGGACCCGCCGGAACGGGAACCCGGCAGGGGTTTTGGCGGTTATGTCGGTTTTGTCGACTGTCCCGAATCTGAAAATGAAAATAGGTTTTCAGAGTTTTCAGGGTTTTCAGGACCAGACCTGAATAAGAATCCCATTTTTCCAGTGGAGGAATTTTCCAGAGAGCTACGTAATTTCTCCGTGTGGTCCGGGTCCAGCCTGCAAACGTCGGTGGACATGCCTTCTGCGTCCTCGATGACAATGGCTTCCCTGTGCGCTCAGAGGAAATTTAAGGTACATCCCAAAGCCCGTCACTACGAGCCAATCAACCTGTATGTCGCCGTAGTGGCCAAGCCCTCAGAGAGGAAGTCCCCCACCATTGATCTTGCATCGGACCCGATCTACCAGTACCAGCGTGAGGAGAACGAACGCCGCCGCCCGCAGGTGGAGGAGTACCGGGCAAAGAAAGACATGATTCAGCGGCGCATTGAATCCCTGAAGAAATCCGCCACCAGCGGGAAGAAAGCCAAGAATGATTCTCCAGCTACCGTGGATGATATTATGATGCTTCACCATGAGCTGGAGGATCTGGAGAAGGATGCTATTGATTATATCAGCCTGACCGCCGATGATACCACGATGGAGGCCCTGGCCTCCAAGATGGTGGCGAACGATGAAAAAATGGCGTTGATCTCCAGCGAGGGCGGCATCTTCAATACCATGTCCGGCCTGTATACCGGCGGCAGAGTAAATATTGACCTGATTCTCAAGGCGTGGTCCGGGGACCATGTAGAGGTTGACAGGAAAGGCCGTCCACCAGAGATATTGCTGCACCCCACACTGACCATCCTGTTGATGGTACAACCGCAAGTATTGGAGGCAGTTATGAACAACGTAGAATTTGCAGGGCGCGGCTTGAATGCCCGGTTCCTGTACGCCCTTCCCGTTTCCACAGTGGGCACGCGGGTATTCGATGCCCCGGACATTCCCCAGGAGGTCATAGACGACTATGCCGACCTCCTGCGCCGCATCCTTGCTATCCCCGACACCGGGGAGCCGCGCATTATCGAGCTGACCGATGAAGCGCGGGACGAGCTGAGGAAGATTCACGATGAGATCGAGCCGCGTCTTGTCGCCGACTTGGAGCCGATGGGCGATTGGGCGGGGAAGTATGAGGGCACCGTGGTCCGGATCGCCGGTCTGCTGCATGTGTGCGACCATGTGGAGGAAGCCGCCAATGTGCTGCTGCCGGGGGAGACCATCCGGCGGGCTGGCAGGATTGGAGAATACTTTCTTGCCCACGCCAAGATCGCTTATCAGCTGTCCGGCCAGATGGACGATCAACCCACGAAGGACGCCAAGTACATATTACGGCGGCTGGATTCCACGGGTAAGACGGAGATCAGCAAGAGGGACTTATATCGCCTCTGTATGGACAGAGTAGGTTTTGAAACTGTGGAGAAGATGGAACCTGGGCTGGAGGTTCTTGTCAAGCGGGGATATATCAAAATTGAAAAAGAAATCCCCGACAAAAGACAAAACCGACATAACCGCCAAAAAGGGGGACGACCCCGGTCCCCAATGATCTACGTCAACCCGATTTACACGAAAATGAAGGAGGACGGAAAAATTTAATGGATAATGAAATTTTTGACGCGAGTTTACTAAACTACGCGCAGGTGTTCCAAGTCATGGCTGCACCGCTTGGTGGCTACGCCCCGCGGCTGCGCTTACTGGCCGTGGATTATAAGGACCGGGACGGCGTAGACTTCCGTCAGGACAACGCAGTACATCAAAATCCGGACATGACCGATGAACGCATGGTGGAGCTTGTCAGGGAGCAGTATGCCAGAATGGGAGTCAGCGTCTCCGCCATTACAGAATTGGTCATAGCTGAGGACATGGCCTCTTGCCGCTGCCTTTGGGCGCGTCCCGGTTTCTTGGAAGAAACGATCAGAGATCTGGGCTTGCCCCTCCCGGCGGATATGATCGCCAATGCTGAGGCGGTAGGGTTCCATCCAATCAACTGGGATGAACTTGTGCGCGGATGGAAGGGGGTTGCCCCATGAGACAACCGCCCACGAACATATGTCCGTTGTGCAGCAGCCCATGCCTGGAGGATCACTGCGCGTGGTGGTGCTGTTCCGCCGGTGAGTGCGCCATAACCAGTATTGCGGAGAGCATCGCTGATGTAGCCGCCGAACCGGCTGACAGTAAGGGAGAGGCCGATGGGAACTAAGAGCCAGCGCAAGGGCCGCGCCGCCGAACTGGAGTTGTCCCGCATTCTCCAGGGGTACGGCTACCCGGTGGAAGTTGGACGCGCTCAGAGTTATGGGGAGGTGCCGGATTTGTCCGGCCTCCCCGGTATCCACATCGAGTGCAAGCGGGCGGAGGCGCTACGGCTGTCTGAATGGATGGCCCAGGCTCGGCGGGACGCTCAGCGGTTCGGGGACGGTGCGCCTACAATCTTCTTTCGGCGGAACCGGGAGCCGTGGACTGTGGTCATGCGGCTGGAGGACTGGCTAAAACTTTACGGTTCCGCCGCGGCGGATAAACATGAGAAAGGATGATATTATCATGAAGAACAGTGAAAAGTATTTCAACGGTGTGACCGGGTTTATTGAGGACATGGCCGAGATTAACTCCAAGTATGAAAAGGCCGTCAAGCGGCTGGAGCCGTTCAAGGGCAGCGAGGGCTATAACCAAGAAATGCAAGCAGTCCAAGCCCAGCGGGAGAGCGATGTGCGACAGATGCGCGAAATCTACTTGAAGCAATTCCGGGAAACGGCGGAAAAAATGCGGGAGGCCGTCAACTGCCGCCCGCTTGTCCCTCCCACGCCGGAGCAAGCAGCCCTGTTAAATGTTCTTCAAATGCGGCAAAGTCTGAGCCGGGACGAGCTGGAGCGGGCGGCACAGCAGATGGGCGGTTGTTCGGCGGCGCTGGCCGTTCTGGACGATTTGGCGCAAAAGCACAAGGTACCCGGGGTACGGTTCAATTGGGATGCCACCGCGGATGATTTGCGGGGGAAAATTGATACTCTGGAACGGGCGGCGCTGAAACTCATCCAGGAGGGCGCGGACGCTGCCAAAAGGCGTGTGCCCAAAGATGTTACATCGTGTATGGAGCGGTACGGTTGCTTCCAGCAGGTCTCCAGGAAGGGCGCTTCTGTCTATGGCGGTATTACGAACTGCGACATGGAAATGGACACACAGACCATCACTGCATTTTGTGAGGCCGTAAACGGCTGATGCGGTGGGCCATTTTGGAGACAAAAGCACAAGATTGCCATAGTATTAAGGCATAAAAAAGGGGGGTGCTTCATGTCCCGATGGAACAATAATGGCGGCTGGAATAAGAGCCACGGGACAGTTGAAAAAACGCCCAGGGTGGACAGCTATGAGCTAGGGGCGGACGTTCAAGGGTGGGGCCATATATTCTGCGGCGGTAAGT